TTCACATTATCAGCAAATACAAATAGACTTTAAACAAGAGATACCATTAACACAAAGATTTGGAATGTGCTTTTTAGACCATGAACAATTTGTAAGAGATAGAATTAAACATCTTAACAATATTTTAGAACATACTGACACAGTAGTAGTGCATGATGCTGATAAAGTTGAATCATTTGCGTTGCTACATAAACCATACACTATTGAAATGCACAAACACTTAAAACCTAACACAGCAGTAATTAAAAATGTTTAACCCATACGAATACTTTAAAGGCAAGAATGTTTTACTAATAGGTAATGGTGAGAAAATAGGAACTATTGATTATACTAAATTCAATTCAGTAGTTAGAATGAATCTTGGAGTTCAAGACAAACCTTGTGATGTATGGATTAACAATCTAGTACATGAGGGTCATAATATGCTTAAAGAGATTCCCAACATCAGATGTATTGTAAGATTAAACTTTGAAAAAGATGGTAAGAGAGCAGAACGTATGCCTGATTGGGTTAAGAAAAAAGCTTGGCTATGGAACACATACGATTACAGTCAAATGACAATTAGATATAATTATTACAGACCAACTACTGGCTTTGTTGCAATCTATTGGTTACTTAATCATTGTCAGTGCAAAGTAACTATTACAGCATTTGATTTCTTTAAAACAAAGAATAGATATACAATGGAAGAAGCACATCATATTGGAACTTCTAAAGGATATAACCATGATGTTAAATTGGAAGAAGATGTTATTACTAAATTAATTCAAAGAGGGATTATAAATGCTCTATAATGATGATTGTTTAAAGATACTACCAACAATACCAGACAATAGTATTGATTTAATTGTTACTTCACCACCATACGATAATATTAGAGATTATAACAATTCATCATCTTGGAATTTTGATACATTTAAAAACATAGCAAATAAATTACAAATAATTTTAAAAGATGGTGGAATTATTGTTTGGATAGTTAATGACGCAACAATAAATGGAAGCGAAACAGGAACTTCATTTAAACAAGCATTATATTTTAAAGAAATAGGATTAAACATACACGATACAATGATATGGGAAAAAGAAACATCACCATTTCAGCACAACAACAGATATATAAATGTATTTGAGTATATGTTTATACTTAGCAAAGGAAAACCAAAGACAACAAATTTAATAAAAGATAGAAAAAATAAACATGGTGGAACAATTATACATGGAACGCAAAGACAAAAAGATGGAAGTTTAATACCACATTCAAGAAATGGTTTTAAAATTAAAGAATATGGAAATAGATTTAATGTTTGGAAAATAAATTCAGAAAAAGCAAACAAAACAAATCACCCAGCAGTATTCCCTTTACAGTTAGTTTCAGACCATATTAAAACATGGAGTAATGAAAATAATACAGTATTAGATTGTTTTATGGGAAGTGGAACAACTGGAATAGCTTGTAAAAATCTTAATAGAAAATTTATTGGAATTGAAATAGATAAGAAATATTTTGATATTGCAAAGAATAGAATAGAAGGAACATTAATCTAATGCCATTTAGTAAACCACAACTAGACGTATATACTTGTCCAAAAAGATTTAGAGTTTTAATTACAGGAAGAAGATTCGGCAAGACTCACTTAGCCATGTATGAACTACTAAGATTTGCAAGTAGAAAACCTAACTCTAAGATATTCTATGTAGCACCTACTTACAGAATGTCTAAAGAGATTATGTGGAAACAAATCAAAAGACTTACTACTGAAAAGAGATGGATTAAATATGCTAATGAAACAGAACTAACTTTAATACTTAGGAATGGTAGTCAGATAAGTTTAAAAGGTGCTGACAAATCACCAGACAATTTACGAGGAGTTGGTTTGGACTTCCTTCTACTAGATGAGTATGCAGATATACCAGTTGAAGCTTGGACAGAAGTTCTACGACCAACAATCTCAGATAAGCACGTTACAGGAAATGTATTATTCATAGGAACACCTAGAGGATTTGGTAACTGGTCTTACGAGATATATCAAAAGGGTTTAGGAGATGACCCAGAATGGAAGTCATTTAAGTACACAACATTAGATGGTGGTCAAGTTGATGCAGAAGAAATAGAACAAGCCAAAAGAGATTTAGATGAACGTACTTTTAGACAAGAGTATTTAGCTTCTTTTGAAACATACTCAGGAGTTGTTTATTATAACTTTGATAGAGAATACAATGTCCAAGAATGTAAGTATGACAAAGATGCTATTATTCATATTGGCTTGGACTTTAACATAGACCCAATGTCAGCTTGTCTATTCCATGTTAAAAACGATATAGCTTATGTCTTTGATGAGATAGTTATTTACAGTTCAAATACTGATGAATTTATTGATGAACTATTAAGCAGATACCCTAAAACTAAAATGGTGGTTTACCCAGACCCAGCATCAAGACAACGTAAAACTTCTGCTGGTGGCAGAACTGACTTAACCATATTGCAAAATGCTGGTTTAAATGTTAAAGCTAAGAATACTCATGCTTTAGTAAGAGACAGGATTAATTCTGTTAATAGCAAACTGAAGGCATTTGATGGAAAGAGAAGTATTTTTATTAATCCTTCTTGCAAAACACTAATTAATAGCTTAATGAAACAAGTTTACAAAGAAGGTACAAATCAACCAGAAAAAGGAAATGGTTACGATCACATGACTGATGCACTAGGTTACGCAATAGAATATTTATTCCCAATCACATCTAATCTTCCTAAGTCACAACCTAAAAGATTTTCATAATGCCTTATTCAAGAAAAGATATAGAACAACAACATACACAATACAAAGGCATGATGCCAAGATGGGAGTATTTCATCAGATCATATTTAGGTGGCAAAGAGTTTCAAGACGGAAAGTTCCTACAAGAATACCAATTAGAACTAGAATCAGAATACTTTAAAAGACTTGCTTACACTCCATTAGACAATCATTGTAGAAATATCATTCACATTTATTCTAGCTATTTATTTAGAGTACCACCAACTAGAGAATTAGGTTCATTAGAACAAGACGCAACATTAGACTATTTCTTTGATGATGCAGATTTAGAAGGAAGAACATTTGATGCTCTTATGAGAGAAGTACAAGTTTATGCTTCTGTTTATGGACACTGCTGGATTATCGTGGACAAACCATCTTCAAATGTAATGACAAGAGGAGAAGAACTAGAACAAGGAATAAGACCATACCTAAGTATCTACACTCCTGAGAATGTATTAGACTGGAAATATGCTAGATCAACAAATGGATATTACTATTTAGAATATTTAAAGATTAGAGAATGTATTGAAGATGATGGAGAATATTACAAGATTTGGTATTTAGATAAAATTGATACAGTATTTTTACCAACTGCAAATAGAGATGAACCAAAGTTAATTGAATCAGTACCTAATCCACTTGGCAAAATACCAGCAGTTATTTTATACAATCAAAGATCACCTATGAGAGGTTTAGGAGTATCTGATTTAACTGATATAGCTGATTTACAAAAATCTATTTACAATGAACTATCTGAGATTGAACAGATCATTAGAATATCTAATCACCCAAGCTTAGTTAAGACAAGAGATACTGAAGCTGTTGGTGGTGCAGGTTCTATAATTGAAATTCCTGATAACATTGATGCTAATTTAAAACCTTATATCTTACAACCAAGTGGAAGTAATTTAGATGGAGTATTAAAATCAATCGCACACAAAATAGAATCTATAAACAGATTATCTCATGTAGGTGCTATTAGAGCAACAGGAGAGAGAATACAATCTGGCATAGCACTAAGAACTGAGTTCCAATTATTAAATGCTAGACTTGCTGAAAAAGCAAAACTAATGGAACTTGCTGAAGAACAAATTTGGAGATTATATGCTCTATGGCAAGAAACAGTATTTGATGGAGAAGTTATTTACCCTACAACTTTTGACATTAGAGACTGGGCAACTGATTTAGAATTATTACAACAAGCTAAAGCTTCTAATATTAGATCATCTACATTTACAAAAGAACTAGATAAACAAATAGCTAGAACTGTAATTGATGATGATGAGAAGTTAGTAATTATTGATGCTGAGATTGAACAAGGAACACAGGCATTAGGAGAGTTTCAGCCACAACCAATAACTTTACCTACAGTTTAATGTGGCACAAGATCTATTACAACAGCTACAACAAATAAGATTTAGAGCTGTAAATAATTTAGAAACGCAACATCAAAAACTATTAGTAGATACTTTACAAAACTTAGAAAAAGAAGTTGTAAGATTAGTATCAGAACTGCCTATTCAAGAAGGTGTATTATTTAATACAAGATTAGCTATTGAGATTAGACCAAAGCTACAAAAAGCTATTGAAGATTTATACCTAACTAAAGTTCAAACATTTATAAATGACTATGATAAGATTGCAGGAACTATTGTTGCAACTTATGGTAAGCTTCCAATTCCTAATGAGTTTAAACAAATAACTGAAGCTGATTTAACTACTATTCAACAATTAAAGAAAATAGCATTTACACAATTTCAAAACCTAGCAACAGAATTTAGCAACACATTAGCACAAGAAGTTTATCAATCTACATTAGTAGGTAAACCATTTGCAGATGTAGTAGAAACTGTAAGAGCAAAGATTAATGGTATCTATCAACAAGCTGATACTAGAAAACAAAAAGAACTAGTAGACTTTGTTCAAGCACAAAGAATCGCTGGGAAAACAAATACAGAAGATTTTAAAACAGCAGTAGATGAACTTAAACAATCTTATGGTTCTACAGTTACAGGTGCTAATCTTGCTGTCTATTCATCTCAAATAGTACAAGATGCTTTAATGGGATTTGATGGACAATTTGCAAAGTTTAGAGCAGATGAATTAGGTTTAACTAGCTATGTTTATTATGGTTCAATCATTAGGGATAGTAGAGATTTCTGCGTAGAACACGCAAACAAAGTATTTACAGAAGAAGAAGCTAGACAATTATGGCAATCAGATTGGCAAGGTAAATCAGGTAGCGACCCATTTATTGATAGAGGTGGATATAATTGCAGACATCATTGGCAACCGGTTGATACAGATTGGGGAACAATAAAAGATGATGGCACATTTGAATACACAGTAGAATAGAACATCTTAGCAACAAATTTATTGCATTTTATCAATTCTCTTGATAATTGACTAATATAACAATATAGAAGGAGAACAAACAATGAACGAC